AAAGATGAGTGAGAAATCACAAGATTTATTTGATGAACTTTTTGGAGATAAGTAATGTTTTTAGAAATAGGTCTTGTATTTATGGTCATTTTATTCGTAGCTTCCTGTTATGTAATATGGAATTTAAATACGAAGTTAGAAGCATTAGAAGATTGGATAACAAATTTCATGAACATAATAGATAAAGTACAATCGGAGCTTACACTAATAGACCACAGAGGTTCATTTGAGTCAGACGATGAAACAGGTGCAATCTTCGAACAAATTAAAACAACAGTAAGTCAATTAAACAGATTCAAAGGAGAAGAACAATAATGGCAACAGCAGTTACATCAAGTATCGCAACTAAGAAACCAAAACCAGTAATTAAGAAAACTCGTAAAAGAAAGAAGAAAGGTAAAAACTATTATTTTAATATAGGAACTGAAAAAGCTATAATCCGTTACAACAAAACGGATGATGCTGGATTAAAGAATATAATCTATAACGAACATATTCACAAAGCTTTCGATAAGTTAGCTGAGAATATAATTCATACATTTAAGTTTTACTACTTTGATGTTTCATCGGTAGAGGTAAAACATGAGGTAGTTTCATTTATGGTTATGAATATGCACAAGTTCAAAGAAGGTAAGGGTAAAGCGTTCTCCTACTTTAGTATTGTAGCTAAAAACTATCTTATACTCCACAACAATAAGAACTATAAGATGGGTAAGATACACTCTCAGATGGATGTATTGGACTATAAAAGAAATCTTATGGGTGAGAGTACAACGACAGAAACTGCTGAAAAGTCTGTTTTGTTTGTTGATGAACTACATAGGTTTTGGGATACTAACTTATCTAACATCTTTCGTAGAGATAAAGATATTAGGGTTGCTGATTCTGTATTACATATCTTTCGTATAAAAGAGAATATTGAAAACTTTAATAAGAAAGCTCTCTACATTCTTATTCGTGAGATGACGGGTTCTAACACTCAACATATAACTCGTATAATTAATGTTATGAAAAAATATAACAAAAGGTTACAGTATGAGTTTGATAGATACGGGACTGTTGATGTTAGCCACACCGGCTCGATAGTCAACGAATAAACAAAAAAGGGAGTTTTTACTCCCTTTTTTTGTGCCTTACAATATTTTTATTAAAATTTCAAAGTTGAATATTTATATATAACAACAATTCCAATAAATATCAATGAGGTACAATATGGCTAATGATTATGAAATATTTGAGGGTAAATCCTTGTCGGGTTTATTTCAAGATATTTACGAAAATACAAAAACAAATAAGACTCAATTAGAAGTTCTTATGAAAGAGGTTGTTGGTTTTATAAAAGATGGTGATACTGCTGTACAGATTATCCCTATGTTGAAAGAATATTTAGAAATCAACGTTAAAAACGATGACCAATTAGTAAAGGTAGCTGCTATCGTACAGCGTATAATAGCCGCTGAAAGTAAGGGTGGTTCTGAAGAAGAGTTCGGTTTATCTGAAGCTGAAAAAGAACAACTTATGGGAGCAATAGAAGATGCTGCTACAGACTTACAAAGTCATTCAGACGAAATAACAGATGACATTAAGAGGGTTGAAAATTAATGCCTTTTTTTAAAAGTAGAAAAAATAAAAACAGAAGAACAGATGGAACAGGATTCTTAACTTATGCAGATGCTTATCAATTAATAAAAGAAAACATTGATGAGGCTGTAGAGTTTTATGAATTAGAACCTGCTATTGTAACTCAAGTTTTATTAAACCCATCAGACTTTCCAAGAAAAAGTACGCCTGATGGTAATGGTAAAATGCCTGATTATTCTTTTTTAGGAACTGTTAGAGCAAGGTTTGTAGAAAGTCAAGATACTGGTGATGAGATTGACGATTACATAAAACCACTTTCCCCTCACATGGTAGCATATCCTTTAATCGGTGAGGTTGTAAATATAGCTAAACATGGCAATCAGATGTACTACTACCAACCTTTGAATATGAGAAACCATGTAAATATGAACGTAGCCAATAACGTTCCTACAGACCCAAAGGTTACAGCACAAACCACAGAACACAATAGGAATCTACTAAGTGAATATGGTGATGTGGTTATAAATGGTAGATTTGGTAATGGTATAAAGTTTGGTAGCGATCCGTTCTATCAGTATCCCGACATAAAAATTACGAATAGACAATCTGTTCCACCACAAAAAATACAAGATGAACATTATCCCCATTTACAAAATATAAATGCAGATGGTTCTTCTATATTTATCACATCAGGTCCAGCAAGAGAAGTAGATGCTTTGATACCAGCTGCTTTCAATCTAACAACACCTGAAGTATTAGATGGTGATATGATTACACTTAATTCTGATAGATTAGTTTTTAATTCTAAAAAGACAGACATACATATGTTTGCTAAAAGAAATCTAAACTTATCAGCTAATGAAGAAATAAATTTAGAATTAGGTTTAAATGCTTTTGGTGGTAGAATATCATTGGGTGATGCTGAATCTACTAATCCTATGGTGTTGGGGAATCAATTAGAAGATTTATTTGAGAAACTATTTTCATCACTACAGAGTTTTTCCAACTCGACATCAGCAGCTACAGGAGTAGCTGAAATAGCAGATGCAGGTGAAGTACTAAAAAAAGATATTGAAGACATATCTACAAATATTTTACCAAAGATACTAAGCGATACAGTCTATATAACAGAAAATCAATCTAATGAAGTTACTTCCATAAATGAGGTGGAAGGTGATGTACAACCAATAGTTCAGGTTGCAGGAGTGAGAGGATAACTATGAGCGCTTTATCAGATAGAATTAAGAAAACCATCAAATCTGTATTTGATTTGCCTAAAAAAGAAATAGAAGCTAAGATAGACTCAATCGTAAATGCTACAAGACAAGGACAATCACAAGGACAACAGATTAAAGACATACTGGCTACAATAGAGGATGTGGAATCTAAAGTAGAAACAATACAAGGTTTAATAAAAAGTGCTAATTCAGTTATAACAACTTTGAATGCTGCTTCTAAAGTCGCAGAAGTTGGTGAGAAAGCAGCTGCTACAGCATCAGCACTTAATCCAGCTGCTGCTGCTACAGCATTAGTTCAGAGAACTATAAGAGAAAAGGTTGAACAAGAAATTGAAGAAGGTAAAAATGCATTAAATGTAACACCAAACCTAATACAAAATTTTAAAAAGTTTATAGAAGAAACAAAAACAAAATTAAAAAAAGTAAAAGCAGAACAAGAAAAAAAGAAAGCTTTACGTGAGCAAAGAATGAGAAAATTAAATTCTTAATATTTATATGTAAATAGGAGTTATCATGTCAAATACTAAAAAAATCATAGGTTTAATTAGAGAAATAGTTAAACAAGAGGTACAAAAAGAGGTAAGAAAGATACTTATTAGTGAAGGAGCTAAGGCTATATCTAATAATGTGAATGATGTGCCTGAAGTAATACCAAAGCCTGTTCCTCAAAAGTCTAAGCCTGAAGAAGTAAGTTATACTAAAAACCCAACGTTAAATAAAATACTAAATGAAACCGCTCGTGGAGATGAGTTCGAAGAGTATCCAACAATGGGTAATAAAACTTTTGATAGTACAAGAATGGCTGAGGCTATGGGTTATGGTGGAATAGCAGGTAGTGCTGAAGATAAGAGAAAGATGGGAGCTATGCAAACTGCACAAGCAGCTGGTGCTGATACATCAAATAAAGCAGTACAAGATGTGATGCAAGATTTAACAAAAGATTACAGAGGTGTGATGAACGCATTAAAAAAGAAGGATGGTAAATTGTAATGGGTGTAATTGAAAACGACTTAAATGAAGATACTTTTATTGGTTTAGAGTTACCTTTAACTCATACACCAGATGGATACTTTAAGAGAACCAAAACAGCTTTAGAGCAAGCTAGGTCTAATATAAAGAATCTTCTATTGACTAATAAAGGAGAGAGGTTAGGTAATCCTACATTTGGAACTAATCTTTTATCTTTAGTTTTCTCACAAGAAAATACAGACCTTGAAGCTAGAGTCGAAGAAGAGATTAGAGCTGCTATGAGTGAATTTTTACCATTTATAAATATTGTAAGTATTGAAACCAATTTTTCAGATGAAAATATGTCTACTGCTATTGTCAATTTAAGATTTACTCTTAATGTCGATGTTACCTCTGAAGAAAATTTAACTTTAGATTTTTCAAATTACAATATTGGTTAACAGGAGAAAGTAAATGCCATATTCAGTAACAAAGAAATCAGTAAAAGAAGTTAGGTATCTAAACAAAGATTTTACATCTTTCAAAGATAACCTAATAGAATTTACTAAGATATACTTTCCAAATCAATATAATGATTTTAATGAAGCATCGCCGGGTATGATGTTTATTGAGATGGCTTCATATGTTGGTGATGTACTTTCATACTATGTGGATAATCAATTTAAAGAAAGTCTACTAGCATTTGCTGAAGAAAAGAGAACAGTATACAATATGGCTCAGTCTTTAGGATATAAACCAAAATTATCTTCAGCTTCCACAACTGATATCGATGTGTTCCAAACAGTACCAGCAACGGGAACAGGAACAGGAGCTAGTTACACCACTAAACCTGATTTGAATTACGCTATGAGTCTAAAGGCTGGAATGGAAATACAATCAGATACAGGAGTGTCTTTTATAACAACAGAAGATTGTAACTTTAAATTTTCAAGTTCTTATGACCCGATGACTATTACAGTTTACGAAAGTTCTAATAATATACCAGTTACTTACTTATTGAAAAAAGGTGTAAGATCTTCAAGTGGGGCTGTTGTAACAGAGTTCTTTACTTTTAATGCAGCTGAAAAATATAAGAGGATAGCTTTAGCAAATCAAAATGTTTTAGAAATAATTTCTTGTAAAGATAGTGATGGTAACGATTGGTATGAAGTTCCTTTTTTAGCTCAAGATACAGTATTTACAGATATGGAAAATACATCTAAGAATGATGACCAACTATACACTTATGCTGACCAAGCTCCTTATCTACTAAAACTTTTAAAAACATCAAGAAGATTTACAACTTTTATTAGGGAAGACGGTAAAACGGAATTACGATTTGGTGCAGGAACATCAGATAGTCCTGATGAGGAAATCATTCCTAATCCAGATAGTGTTGGTTCTTCTTTACCAGGTTCACCAACATACCTAAATACAGCTTTCGATCCATCTAACTTTTTAGCAACAAAAGCATACGGACAAGCTCCATCTAACACACAATTAACTATCACTTATAGATATGGTGGAGGTGTTGGTAATAACGTAAGAGCTAATAGTATTAGAAGTATACAATCAGTTAATATAGAATTAGACGAAACAGGTTTGAATGCAGGTTTAGCACAGACAACTAAAAATTCTGTAGCTATAAATAATCCGTTACCTGCGGCTGGTGGAAGAAGTGCTGAAAGTATTGTCGAAGTAAAAAATAACGCACTAGCTTACTTTCAAACTCAACAAAGAGTGGTTACAAAAGAAGATTATATAACAAGAGTATATGCTTTACCGCCTAAGTTTGGTAATGTAGCAAAAGCCTATGTAGTACAAGATAGTCAATTAGATAGTAAATCAGGTGCTAATGCAGATGCTCGTATAGCAAATCCATTAGCTCTTAATATGTATCTATTAGGATTTGACGCGAACAAAAAATT